GTGTATAATGCAGACAAGGAAGAAACGGATGCAACACACCTTTCTTTATTTGGTGACAAAGTAACAATGTTAGTTAAGCAAGGTAAGCAAAAGGAGAACTCTGCTTACACTTACCTTGAGCGTGTTAGAGTGGAGGAGAAAGCAGAAGGAGTTGGGGAGTACGATTACTCCGAATTTTAATTCCACATAGGGTATAATAATAGGGTAGTCAACTATGGCTACCCTGTTTAATTTAAGGAAGGAGAACAAGTGGATAATAAATTACTCCGAAAGGAGCAGTGTCCAGATTGTGCAAAAAATAATAAAGACACAAGCAAAGACAATCTAGCAGTCTATTCAGATGGACAGACACATTGCTTTTCATGTGGTAAGCATGGTTATGTGACTCATACCACGAAAAAACCAATTCAAATCAAGGAAAAAGATGATGACTCATGGTTGCATGAGTACAGAGGTGAGTTTTGCTCACTCTCAGACAGGAATCTTCGTGCCGAAACCCTTGAGAAGTATGGAATTAAGTGCGAGAAGGATGCAGAAGGCAGAGTAATCAAGCACCACTACCCATACTACAATCAGAAGGGTGAGATGGTTGGCATGAAGACTCGTCTGGTGGATAGTAAGAAATTCTTTTGTTCGGGCAACACTTCAAGTAATAATATGTTATTCGGACAAAACCTGTTCCAAGCAGGTGGTAAGTACATTACTGTATTAGAGGGTGAGATAGATGCTCTCTCCAGTTTTGAGGCACATGGTTCTAGGTGGCCTAATGTATCCATAGGTGTAGGTGCACAGTGTGTTGCCAACATCAAAGCAAACCTTGAATGGCTAGACTCATTTGAAACTGTCGTTATATGTTTTGACAATGACGAAGTGGGCAGAGAATCAGCACTGAGGGTAGCACCATTACTTGGGCCTAATAAATGTAAGATACTGACACTTGCCAAGTACAAGGATGTAAGTGACTATGTATCCAACAATGATTCAAAAGGATACATGGATGAGTGGTGGAACTACTCTAAGGAATACACAGTTAGTGGTGTTGCTACTGTTGAGGATATGCGTAATGCTCTCATGGATTATAGAGATACAGAACTCATACCTTTGCCAGAGTCATTCGGTAACTTGAACTATATGATGAGAGGTGGTATAGCCAGAGGTGAGTTGGTTTCCATAATAGCACACACTTCCATTGGAAAGACTACCATACTCAATGAACTCATATACCATTTTGCTACCAAAACAGAAGAGAAAATAGGTTGCTTTATGGTGGAAGACTCGATTGACGAGACGATTAGGAAGGTCGTTTCTGTAAGTACAGGTGAAAACCTGCAACTGGTCAAGCCAGAAGAATTAAATGTTGAGAGTATTATGGATGAGGCATTGGAGATTGGATTTGCCTCAAACATACAACTGCACAATGATGGTGGTGGTAGTATAGACTTAGAGGAAATGTTCTCTAAGATTAGATACTTTGTCAAGGGACTGGGTTGTACTGTTATACTTGTTGACCCATTACATACTGCTATTAAGAACTTGTCCAATGAAAACATTGAAGAAGTAATGGACAGGTTCATTAAGTTGTGCAAGGAAACAAAAGTTGCAGTCATTCTGAGTACCCATACAAGGAAACCAGATGATGGCTCTCATCCTCACAAGATTAGCGAATATGATGTGAAAGGTAGTGGAGCAATACCACAGGCTTGTCACACTAATATTCTCTTCTCTAGGGACAAATTAGCAGAGGATGAATACACTAAAAATTCTACTCGTATTCGTGTGCCGAAACTCAGAAGGACTGGGCAGACAGGTGAAGGTGGTTGGGCATATTTCAATCCTAACATTGCAAGGCTAGAGAAAGGACACAATCCAGACATGGGTAAGGAGAATGATGCGGACTTTTAGTTGCGACATAGAAACTGATGGTCTGAATCCTACTGTTATCTGGTGTATAGCATTACAGGATGTGCATGATAACCAGATTATTACATTTCATGGTGACACCCTTAACCTATTCAAGCCATTCATAGAGAGTGAGGCAATGACTCTTGTATTTCACAATGGCATAGCATTTGATGTTCCAGTATTAGAGAGACTACTGGGTATTGTCTTTGATGATGGGAACTATAATGTTATAGAGATAGAAGATACATTAATAATGAGTCAACTTGACGAGCCACGCAGAGAGGGTGGACATTCTCTTGCCAACTGGGGAGAGATAATGGGTTTCGAGAAGGGTGCGTATGAGGACTGGTCTAAATTCTCTGACGAAATGTTGGAGTATTGTAAGAGGGATGCCGAAGTCACTGCTAAATTATACAGACTCATGTTGCAGAAAGGACTGAGCAAGGATGCCTTGCAGTTGGAGTATGCTACAAAGAAACATTGCTCTTTGCAAGAAAGGAATGGTTGGAAGTTTGACCAGAGAGGTGCAATGGATGTACTTCAACAAATCAATGAGGACTTACGCAAGGTAGAGGAAGAAGTACACAAGAAATTTGTACCCTTGCCTGTATGGAAAAGCAAGAAAGCAGTTAAAAATAAATTCAAGAAAGACCACACAAGAACTAAAGGCTATCAAGCAGAGGTAGACTTGCAATGCCACACCAATGAGAAAGGTGACTATGGCTACTATTCGTATCCCGAATTTAACTTGGGCAGTAGACAACAGGTAGGCAGACACTTGGTACATTATGGTTGGAAACCTACTGTCTTTACTATGACAGGAAAACCAAAGGTTGATGAGTCTACACTCAAGGATGTAAATATACCAGAGGCTAAGTTGATTGCTCGGTACTTGATGTTACAGAAAAGACAAGGACAGGTAAACTCTTGGCTTGACGAGTACAATGAAGATACTGGAAGAATCCATGCAAGAGTACACACTATGGGTACTGTCACACACAGGATGAGCAGTAGCAATCCTAACCTGCAACAAGTGACTGCAAGTGGCAAGGAGTATGGTTCTGAGATGAGAGCATTGTTCACAGTGCCAGAAGATAAGGTACTGGTAGGTGCTGACCTCTCTGGTTTGGAGTTGAGATGCCTCGCTCACTATATGAAAGATGACAACTATACAAAGTCATTGCTCACTGAGGACATACACACAGTCAATCAGAAGTCAGCAGGTCTGGAAACAAGAGATGAAAGTAAGCGTTTCATTTATGCTTTTCTTTATGGTGCAGGTGATTTTCTCATAGGCAAGATTGTAGGTGGTGGTATTAAAGAGGGAAAGGAAGTCAAGGCAAAGTTTCTTGACAACACACCTTCTCTAAAGAAACTGAGAGAGTCAGTGCGAAGAGCATCCAACAAAGGATACTTGAAGGCACTGGATGGAAGACGAGTATTGGTTAGAAGTGAACACGCATCTCTGAACTTTCTACTTCAAAGTGCAGGTGCAATTATTTCAAAGAGAGCATGGGAGACATTCCATGATATGGCAGGGTATGAGGGACTAGAGTACAAACAACTTGGTGTCATACACGATGAAATTCAGATTGAGTGTAGTCCAGATGATGCAGAGGCAATAGGATATTTAATTGTTGATGCTATGGAGTTTACAACAGAGTATTATAAACTGAACTGTCCGATAACAGGAACATATAAGATAGGGAGAAACTGGAATGACACCCACTGAACGAGACGAAGTACATAAGGAGAACGCTAGAATACTACAGAAGGCGAAAGATGATAGTCTTTTGAATCCATATTACTATACGCAAGGCAGTATAGAATGTATTGACTATATTATTTCAAAAAAACTTAACTTCTTAGAAGGAAATGTGGTAAAATATATCACAAGAAATAGACATAAAGGTGGACTCGAAGACCTCAAGAAAGCACAATGGTATTTGAATCGCCTAATAGAATTAAAAACAAAGGAAGGAGAAACAGATGAGCAATAGCAAATCTATTGATACAGTAATAACTGATGTATATGATGTGATGAAGTCAAAGGACTACTCTGGAGACTTGGATGACATCGCTATGAAGTGTGGTCGTGAGGTAGAAGAGGCAATTAGAAATGCCTTCGAGCCTTACGAGAACAAGAAAGAATTGAGAATGTCTAGCATAGGTCGTTGTGAAAGAGCACAATGGTATGGTATTAAAGGCTATGTGCCAGAGGAGATTGAGGGCAATGTGTACCTCACCTTTCTTCAAGGTCATGTGCTAGAGGCAATGCTAGTGGCACTGATAAAATTATCTGGGCATACTGTCGAAGACCAACAAAAGAAACATACTGTTTCGGGTGTCAATGGTTCACAGGATTGCACCATAGATGGTGAGTTGGTTGACATTAAGACTGCATCTGCTTGGTCTTGGGATAATAAGTTTGCCGAAGACGGAATCAAGGATGATGCCTTCGGGTACATCAAGCAGTTGTCTGGTTATGGTAAGCCAGATAATAGAGAGCATGGATACTTCTTAGCATTGAACAAGAACAAGTCAACTCTTAAAC